TATCGCAGGATCGATTCAATATCTTGAGGTATTGCTTACAACATTCTTAAGCTCTAATGGTATCAATCCAAAGACCGTATCAATGGACGGGACTGCTCAAACATATTCAAGTGGTATCGAAAGACTATTGGCAATGATCGAAAAGGTAAGTGCATCAAGAGCTGACTTCGATCTATTCGAAAAAACAGAATCAAAAATATATACACTAATCAAGGCATGGTTAAGCGTTCTCGATAATGCAATCAATCTCGATGACAAGTACAAGATCAGAGGCTTGCCAGAAGATTCACAAATCAAAGTCACTTACGCCAAGCCCGAGCTTGTTAAATCAGACAGTGAAGAGTTAGACGTAATTGAAAGAGAAGTAGCGTTGGGAATATCAAGCCCTATTGCTGCAATAATGGAGCGCGAGAAACTATCACGCGAACAAGCAGAAGAGAGATTTGATCTTTATGCCGAGGACATGATGCGAATGACTCCAACTCAACCACCAGTTATGGATATTGATAATGGCGATCAAGAATAACATATCTGTTGATGAAATGAGTCAAGAGATTGATCTTAATGAACTTCTTGGAAGGGCACCGACTCAAAATGAGATCGCCGCCTTTCAAGAGGAAGCCATCGAACAAATGATTAAGAGAACTCAAAGCAATCAAAGGGTTGATAATGGTAAACCTTTTGATGACTACTCCGAAAGTTATGCCGAGAAAAAAGGCGTGTCGGTTAGTGATGTAGATTTAACATTGATGGGCGATATGCTCTTGAGTGTTGACGCTAGAAATAGCGGTGGCGTGATTGAATTGTTTATTGATGACAAACTAAATACTAAGAAAGGATTCAACCACCATACGGGCGATACACTTCCGAAACGCCCTTGGTTTGGTATCAATGCAAAAGAGGCGAAAGATATTGCCAACAGCGTAAAAGAAGAGTCGAGAACCAGTATAAGCGATGCCATCTCCGCAGCAGCAATCTTTCAATCAAGCAGAGAATTAAACATCGACGAGATACTTCGCAACATAGGGTTCTCTATTGACTAAGATTAGGATAACCGGACTCGATAAAGAGCTAGAGAGAACAAAGCTAAGGATTGGCAATGCTATCGCTCGGTCAAAATTCAAAGACGATATGCAAGAACTAGTGGTTGAGGAGATTAGAAAAGAAGGGCTTGCCCCAAGACTGCGCCCATCAACAAAAAAGAATAGACGATACATTGCCAGGTATAATCCAACCCACCCTGCCTATGAGCAAGACAAATCGAATCTTACAATCACAGGTGAGCTACTCGATGCGATAAGAGTCAAATTTGTGACAAGCAAACTATCTTTTGTTTTCGGGGCATTAAAGAGAAAGCATAAGAAATACAAGACTAAAAAGGGCAGGTCTAAGGCAACTCAAATTTCCTTGCAAGATTTACTTGTAGAGCAAAACAAGAGTCGAAAAATACTACAGGTTTTTCAAAGCGAATCATTTACATCTAAAGTAGAAAGAAAATTAGTGTCTGCCATAAGGCGGTTTTTTAAATAATCTTGACAAACAAAGTCATGGAGGAAGAAAATGGATAATGTCAACGAAAACCCTGTGGGTTTAACTCAAGAAGCTAGTAGCGAAATTGAGAGTAATCAAACAGCAGAGCAAGATGTCGTAAAGTACGAGTCTTACAAGAAAGTTCTAGGTGAAGCGAAAAACGCCAAAGAAAGAGCAAGGCAATTAGAGGCCGAACTCGAGGCAAAGAAAAACGCGGAGCTTGAGGCACAGGGTAACTACCAAGAGATTATTGATAATCTCAAAGCAAAAACCCTAGACCTAGAAAGTAAGTATCGCAAAGAGCGAGAGAATACTCTATGGAAAGACGTAACTGGCGCTATTAAAAACGAGGCGACTCGTGCAGGTTGTATCAATCCAGACAAGCTCATTAGATTACTAGACAAAAGTGACTTTGAAACATTGCAAGCGGATGACGGTCAGATAAGACAAGAATCAGTTCAGCAATTGATCGAGAGGGCTAAAAAAGAAGACTACTATTTATTCACAAAAGGTAATGTTCCAATGATGGATGCCCTACCCTCAAATAAAATTGAAAAACAAAACTTTAATGATTTAAGCAAGGACGAAATAATCGCAATGCTTAAAGCCTAACCTCAAGGAGAATAGAGATGGCTGCTAACAATTTAGTAAATACAAAACAAGACCTGATCGCTGCTCTAGTTCAAAGAGAACTTAGAGAAGCTGCATCACTCTTACCACTAGTAACTGATTACTCAAGCCTAGCTGTTAAAGGTGCCAAGCAAATTGAAATTCCACGTATGTCTAGCTTTACAGTTCAGTCTCGTGCCTTCGGTGCTGCTGCAACTGAGAACGCTGCGCTTAGTGATTCTACTGACGTTATCGCTCTTGATAACAATAAAATAGTGTTCTTTGGTTTTGACTCACACGATGAATTTCAGTCCACTACGAATTATTTAACAACTGCAATTTCTAGAGCTTCATCTGCTCATGGGCGTGACATCAACTCTGCTCTAGTAACTGAGTGGACTGCTGTTGCTGGTCTTTCTGTTCTTGGTGATGCTCCTGCTGCGATTTCTGCAAGTAACATTCTTGATATGAGAGAGTTTATGATGGACAACTTTGCTGACATGAGTAGAGTTAGATTTGCAATTGCTCCTGATCAAGAAAAAGCTATGTTAGCTCTTCCTGAATTCTCACGCTACGATTATAGAGGCGTAGGCCCGGCTCCAATCATGAACGGAATCATTGGTTCAGTTTATGGCGTACCTGTTATCGTTAACACTCAAATCGGTGCTGGCCAAGCATTTATGATTGAAGAGGGTGGTTGTGGATTTGCTTTTCAAAGAGCACCGGCCGTTGGTCAAGATACTGACCTAAGATACGGAACTGGCGGTATGCAAGTTGCCGTAGATACGCTCTGGGGACTTGGAGGTCTACAATTAGGCCAAGGTAATGCAGGCGCTGGTCTTTCACCATTGATTGCAAAACTAATTGATTAGTGAATAAACACTCTGACCTAATACCTAATTTCATTGAAGCCCCTAGCCCGCAAGGGTTAAGGGCTTTGATGTATCGAACGAATGCAAAACTTGGCTGCGAGTGCCAATACTTTGACATTCAATTCTATACTAAAAACGGACGAACTATTTGGATCGCATGGTTCTTTCAAAAGTTGGAGGATTTAGATGACCTTACCGATTAGTTATAGAGACAGAGAACATCAAAAGTTTAGAAACAGGGCGGGCAAAGTATCCGTATCGGTTACTAGTGATAACTTTATATCTATTGTCGACTCTAGCGGGGGCGCAACCTACGTGGGGGAAGCTTTACCAAGCTCACTAACAAGCAGTCCTGTGTGGAAAATAACCAGAATAACCAAAGAGGGAAGCATTGACTCAATTCTTCTTGCTGATAGTGGTGAGTTTACCCAAGTATGGGATAACCGAGCGAGTTTAATTTATGGTTAGTGTAGTCAAGCTTATTGATAATCCTGTAAGCCTATCACTTAGTCTTGCTGACAGCATTAACTTTCGTGGCGAGTACGACGAGCTGATAACTTACGATCTTGCCGATAGCGTTAGTTTTAATGGGTCTAGCTATGTAGCAATTCAACCCACAACAGGAAATCTCCCGACAAACAATACTTTTTGGCAATTACTAGCTGAAAAGGGCGAAACTGGTGATCAAGGGCTGCAGGGTGAGTCTGGGGGCATTTTTGAGCACGTTTTGTCTGGCGAAACTTTTGTCATTCAAGAAAGAACTCAAGTTATTCTTATTGGCAAGCTTAGAAATGAAGGTAAAATAACAATATACGGGCGACTAATTTTAAGGAATTAATATATGCAACCTCCAGTCATATCAATAAAGAAAAACACCAACACCGTCACCGCTTCAACCGCTGGGGAGCTAGACCTTTTTGCTGATAATGACGGACTTAAAACCGTAGACGAAAGCGGTAATATAACATCTGTTGGCGGCACCACCAATCTTTCAAACACTCCAAGCGCAACACAGGTCGTAATTGAGTCTTCCAGCGGAAGCGATACGACTCTAGCGGCGGCGATTAGCTCGCTCGCTGGGGTAATGAGCGCAGCCGACAAGACCAAGCTAGATGGCATCCAGTCCGGTGCAGAGGCAAATGTAAACGCCGACTGGAACGCTCTAAGTGGCGATGCTCAGATTTTAAACAAGCCTAACCTCGGCGTTCTTGCATTGCTCGATCAAGTTGACACTGCACAAATAGTTAATCATGCCGTAACAAATCAAGAGCTGGCGACAATGAACGCCAACACAGTCAAGGGAAGACTGTCAGGAAACGGAACCGCGCAAGATGTGGCGATGAGCAGTCTTCCAATATCAACAGCTACACAGACCGCACTAGATTTAAAGCTAGAGGCATCTGATATAGCCAACAAGGTATCAAGTGACACTACTGGCGTGACTGGTGCGGATCAAATTACAAATATGTTTTCTCTAACACAAGCAGAATATGATTTGATTACACCAGACTCTGAAACATTCTATTTAATTGTGGGGTAATCTATGAAGTTAGGTTCGACTGACATTTCTAGACTATATGTGGGCGCAAATGAAGTCGGCAAGGTGTATCTTGGTCTTACGGAAATCTTTAAATCTTGGACGCCTCAAAAACTCTTTACCGCAGGCGAGCAGGGCGTTTGGTATGATCCCTCCGATTTAACCACGATGTTTCAGGATACATTTGGTTCTACACCTGTAACTACTGCGGGTCAGACTGTCGCTCTTATGCTTGATAAGTCTCAAGGTCTTGCTCAAGGTGAAGCGACAGACGCAATCGGGTGGGTGGATGCTGGTTTTGGTTCCTTCTCTACTGACGGCACTTCGGTTACATTTGAGAAAACCGTTGCAGGTGGCACAGATCAAACATACTCCAGCGCACAATTTGCTGTCACGGCAGGCACTCGTTATGAAATAGAAGTGAATGTCGCACAGTATTTTGGGCCTTTTGATGTGTTCTTTTCGTTTATTACAAACTCGCGTGGAGATGGATTTGCGGTAACTAGCGCAGGGGTGCAGAAGTTCTTTTTAATCCCGTCTGCAACTGCAACGCTGAGCTTGAATTTCCGCACAACCACTACGGGCGGAGGGGCATCTGTCTCAGTAGCGTCTGTTCGTGAAGCTCCTTTGGGCAACCACGCCACGCAAGCCACTGCGGCGTCTCGTCCTGTTTATGCGTATCACCCAGAGGGTGGTATTAGGAACCTGCTTGTTCAGACTGAGAACTTTGCTGATGCGGCTTGGGGCAAAACCAACGTAACTGTAGTTGCTAATTCGGCCACGTTTTTTGGTTCTGCCACAGCAGACTTGGTGTATCCAGCAACGTCTGGTACATTAAGGGCTGTAAACCAAACAACTGGCGGGGGAATTGTAGGTGTAAATAATACTTACTCTGTGTACTTAAAGCCATCTGGCGTGATTACAAAAGCCTACATTTACAATGTGCAGGGCAACTCTGCATCTTACTTTGACCTAGATGCACAAACGGTATTGTCAACTGGTGTTAATGGTACTGTTTCTGCAAGTATAGAAGACATGGGGGGCGGAATAAGTAAATGCACCGTTGTCTCGACAAACACTTTTGGGGCAAATCGTTATTGCTACACTGGACCGTGCGACGCTGATGGGTCAACAAATGTTACGGCCAATGGGACAGACGGAATCTACATCTGGGGCGCACAACTCGAACTCGGCTCCATAGCCACAAACTACCAGCGCGTAGGCAACGAATACGATGTGACCGAGGCAGGTGTTGAATCTCTGAGCTATTTATCCTTCGATGGCGCAGGAGATCACATGGTTACCGCTTATGGATCTATATTCTCGGAACTCACACGGGCTTTTGCTTACCGTGCAAATGGGGCAAATTTCTTTGCTGATGATGATGATAATGTAAACTTTGGAGGCTTATATACCCCTACGGATGGCAATTTAAGTTTTCGTGTTGATGGGGGCGCAGAAGATAAGCAAATCAGCGCTTTAGGAGGTTGGACTTGGGGTGCAAACCAAGTCGCTGTTGCATCTATATCATCAGCTAGAGAAATGAAAATAACAGGATCGGGTAACGATGCTACGCCAGTAACATCTGCATCACCGTTGACTGAGCTGACTGGCATCACGATAGGTGCTGCCGCTGGGGGTCTTATATCACTAGATGGTCGCATTTATAGTGTTGTTGACCTTAGCCGCGTTGTAACTGAGGATGAGCGGGCCAGCCTGACAAGCTATCTTGCGGTTAAATCGGGAATAACGCTATGAGACTTACAATAGCGGTGCCACAAACACATATCGACATTGCCAACCACTATGCAATGGCTGTGGGGTATTCAAAGGCTGATAGCCTGACCTACCGCGACCCCTCATGGCAGGACGCACAAGGCAATCTATATGCTTGCGCTAGTCTTCCGATCAGTAGTAATTTTTTATCTCGAGCAACAAGCCCTTTGACGCGTCCTGAGTGGGATGCTGATGAAATCATTGATATGGTTAAAGCATCACAGGCGCAAGCTCTCGTGGCCTTATGGATGCCGGAAGACGATCCTATTACCGCTACGCCTGACACTATAACCGCAATAGCAGGAAAGAGCGGAAGTGAGGCGATAGCATTTATGGGTCTGACTCAAGTTAAGGAAGAACAGATAAGGAATGAATCATGGGGCTAAAATGGTCGTCGCAATTTCAACTATGGGAACCGTCTGAACTTGGTGCTGACCTTGCACTGTGGCTGGAAGCAGCGTGACGTTTACTGGATCTTTAGCACAGGCAGCACAGGCAGTTTGGAATTATCTACAAAGCGAGACTACTATCAGTAATTCTATGAAAGAAGCAATTGAGATCATTCTGAAGAACTCTAAGCTAATACCTGCAACTATTTAAGGAAGAAGTAGATATGATATTTATACAGATTAAAAACGAAAACATCGTACAGATTGATGATAAGACAAGGATTGACGTTGAGGGCACCTTCATTAGCCCGGATGAGGCGGCAATTACTCTTATCGAGATTGAGCCAGAGGCAGCGGCGGGCTATATCGATGTAACAAGCACAAAGTATCTTGATTGGAGTTATTCAACCGATGGTGTAAAGATTGCCACGATAAGAGTAACAACAGACGGTGCGCCAACATCAAAAGCGATTAGCTTAACGGTTCTAAGTATTGCCGACGATAGGCTGTTTTCTACCGATAAAGATATCGTTTCTCATGAAGCAGATATTTATAGATTCCTTAGGCCTGGCAGGGCGTCTTTCCTGGACTTTCATAGAGTCGCACAAAAGATGATTCTCGATGATCTTGATCAACGAGGGATTACTGATAATCAAGACAATAAACTAACCGCTGTTGATCTGTTTGATCTTGAAGAGGTTAAGGCGTGGTCAAAATATCTTGCTCTATCTCTAATCTTCACCAGCATTCAGAGTGAGGTTGACGACGTATATGCAATCAAGTCAAAATCTTATTCTGATATGGGGGCGAGGCAATCGACTAGAGCGTTCTTGAGGCTTGATCTCGATAATGACGGTGTTCAAGATACGACTAACAACATGGTTTCTGGCATACTGGCAAGACGATGATAGTAGAATCGAGAGCGTATATTAAGGCGCAAATACAAAAGTGTAACGGTGATTATAAAGAAATAAATGATCCTTTCGGGGATAATGACGTTTCATTATCATTAATTGACAATAATTATAAGCTATTCTTTGGGGCACTATCAACTGAGCAGGTCGGAAATTATATATCCGATGTTGTTGATTGCACCCTAGAACTTTATAAGAAGGCTGGATTCGATGAAATAGGTGACTTTGATAGCATTTACGATCTAGCTATTGATATCAAGAACACCGTACTCGATCCTCTTTTCGTTAAGAACACCGATATTTTCACAGATATTATTTTCAATGGCATAGCGCCAGAACCTTTGCCATCTAATGACAAAGTGTTTAAAATTTTATTAACTTTCCAAATCAGAAAAGATTTGACGTATTAAGGAGTAGATATGTCTTGCACCTCAACTAGAAGAATCGATGCGACACTTGAAGCGGCCACCGCAAGATG